GCCACATGACTCTCGGAAGCTTCCGCTCACGAAAGTCTTATTGACGTTTACCTTGCAATTGTATTTTCGCAGGTATTCGAGAACAGTCATCGCATTCGTGGAGGGGACGATTATATCGTCGCCATACACGTAAACGTTCCTCGAAACTGATAAACAGTTTCGAAACGTTACAGGGAGGTTGTTTTCCTTCAACAAGGCAACTACACATATTGTGTAGAAATACATTGCCTCGATCGGAAAACATAAAGCACTACCCATAGAGGCGAACTTTCTCAACGGTCCTATAATAGTTCCGTCGGGTAATTCGGCTCTAGTCGATCTACATGCTTCAATCGCCCCTCGTAAAGATGGGTTAGATCGAAACATCTCCATTGCAAGATCATGGGGAACCCGGTCACTTGCATCAGAAAGATCAATCGTTGCTAATTGACCAGTAGACGACGAAATTAACGCGAGTCTCTGATTAATCGATTGGTCAGTGAAATTCACATGACCAGCCGACATCGGAGAGTTTTCGACTGCTCTATAGAGAGCAGACCGAATACCCTGTTGTGCATATTGCATACAACATGGCTCTATTGCGATAATTCGGGGACTTTTTAACGTTTTAGGAACACAGACCACCCGTACCGGGCGTTCTTGTTCCTCTGGAACGATCGTTACTAATTTGAGCTCCTCAGATTCTAAAGGAAGTCCAATTGGATATCCATTAGAGTATAGAGGGAAATAAGGCTCAAGGCGATCGTGCCAACTACGCCAGAGATATTTCTGATTTCCAGAAATACCCTCAGCAGTAGCGCCAGGACCGTGTCGCGGAACGCACTCTGTGGGGTTAATCCCCACAATAGTATTGTCCCACAACACACTAGATACAGAGAGAAAATCTTCGTATCTAGCATCTGACGCCGAAAACGTTTCAAAGTTAGCTTCAATTGCTTTGAACGAGTTGAGTGCGGCTGCAGTCCTTTCGGGAGTGCAGCCGATCTCCACCTTCTTGAACGTGAGGCAAATTTGCCTGACGGACTCAACGATGGTGGGGAAATCTGAATTCGTTTCATCGTAAATCCTCCCTGTCTCATAGTCGAAGATTTGACTGACAAACCCTTTCAAAAATGAAGGAATTTGTCCGGTCTTTCGAAAGAATCGAAAGGCCGTTGAGTCAATAAACCCGTTTGCAATGCTTCTTTCGAAGTCAGAGCAAAAATTGGGTAGGGTTATCGTCAAAAACGATACACCCTGACCTTCGACCCGTGATTTGATAGTACCTAAATCACGTAAAT